CCATTCCTCCGTTGCTCTTATCTCCATATTTTTCTACGAGAGGAGCAATAATAGAATCTGTTGCATCCTGATTACAGATTGATTTATATTTTTCATACAGATCTCCTAACGCAGCACTGAAGATAGATCTTAAAGTATCATTGGCATAGACAACATCATAAGTACTAAATTTACTTACTGGATTATATTTTTCTTTGTAATCTTTCACTTCCTGATCCCAACAGATACCATAATTTTTATTCATATACTTATATACAGTTTTCATTACAGAGCCACGATCAGAGAACTTGTCACAAGTGGTAAGAGCATCAATCATCTGGTACATATCATTTTTCCATTTTTTACCAGGATTCTCTACTTTCTTCACTGGGATAGGTGTCGTAACAATTTTCTCCTGAACCATCATAGAAGCTAAACGCCCCATATCTTCAAAGATTTTATCTACTTTTCTTTCTAATACTTCAATTTTGTTATTGAAATCTGGCAGCTGTAACTGAATAACGTTTGGATTATTAACTTTTTTCTCAAGGAAAGCTGCTGCCAGTACATCTTTTGCTTTGAGCTGATATGCTACAAGTTTTTCTGCTATTCCCGGCATTTCCTTTTTCATAGTTGGAGTAATTGAGATTTTAGCCAACCATAATGGTAAATAATCTAATTGTAAGCACATAACATTCTGATTCCCGCCATTGGTAAGGAGGGTAAAATTTTGTACCCCCTTTGAAATTACTGAATCCGTTTGCATTTTTCTTCTTTCATATTTGATCCGGTTATCATCTAAACCGATAGCTTCACATACCCAGCGAGTACCAACCCAAATATTTCCATCAGGATCCTGTGCTGCTCTAAGAATATCTCCGTTAAACTCTACTTCTTTTGCTATTAATTTATCCATAATGTTTTCCTCCATTAATATAAGTTTTCTTGTATTAGCATTCAATTTAAAATTCCTCCAACTTCTTCTCAGCATCTTCACGGGCGAGGAATACGGTTTTTCCAAACTCAGCAACGTTAAATATTCTTTTCTGTCTATTTGTTTTAAATATAATGCTGTTGTCAGAAATTTCTATCTTTCTTATTCCTTGTCTTGAAATATCTTTTCCGACAATGATGAAAACAGAATCTCCAACCTTACACGGCAATCTAACAAGCAAGCCCTGTTCGTCTAAGTCTTTGTAAGATTTCAGTTCCTCTAACCATTCCGCAAGCTGTTCGTGTTCTTCTGCACATTTTATGCAATTAGCTTTTATATCATCGTCTACAGAATCAATTGACTCAAAATCTGCACCTCTATAATTCTTTTCTGCTACTTCTTTTGCATGAGAAATAGCATCTTCAAGTGTTAATCTCTCCATTATCATTCACCTCTTTCAGCTTCTCCACCGCCAGCTTTAAGGATTCCTTAATTTCACCTGTTATTCCGCGATATGGACTTTGAATTAACTTCTCAATATCTTCAATTGCTTTCTCTTCGGGTGTAGGAACTGTAATTCTACTTGATTTCGCAATTTCAAGAAGTTCATCAATGTTGTTTTTCCAGTTGCATGTACTACACAATTGATTGTTGCACTTAGTGTTCTTTCTGCCAAGTACACATTCATCACAGTTACGTTTACCGCACAAAAAATCCACATTGAGATACCACTCAACAAACTCTCTTGCCGTCATTTCTTTTGTCCCGAGGAGTTCTGAAACTTCGTAGAAAGCATCACACTCTACTCCGATACGTACGCTGTGCACCACATCTTTGTTATTACAAAATTTTAAAATATCTGGAAAATGTTGTCCTGGCAATGGTTTACAATTGCCTTTCGAATACCAATGAAATCCCTGTTTCTCAGCTTCTTTAAGTAGTTTTTCGTTTTCTTCTTTCGTTCTGACTAACACATATGTATTTTTTAAATTAATCATCTTTTTTCACCTCTAATTTCTTTAAATCCTCAATACCCCAGGGTTCTTCATCTTCCCATTTAATAAAACTAAAGATATCACCAAAAATATCTGCCGATATCTGATAACTACCTCTTAAGCTCCAATAACAACTCCATCGTACTGGCTTTTCAGTGTACACATAAAGTTTATTGTTCCTATCTCTTGCAATATATTTACTTTTTGGTAAAAGCAGATTAAGAAAATTCTTTGGCAAATTTTTCTCTATTTTTCATAAAATCACCTCAATAAAAAATTTCTTTAACTCTTCCCCAAAACATAATTGAATTATCAATATCTATGCCCCATTGTTCTTCATGTGAAGAACATGTACTCTCATATTCATACACCGGGAAACCAACTGTAACATCTTCTGCCTCAATAACTTTTCCTACTGATGTAGGCCCTTTATCTTCCTGATGATAGTAAACTATTCCTGTGAGGAATTCTATTACTGTTTCTTTATACTTTGGATTGCACCAGACATATACCCTATTTCCTGAATCATTCTCTACTCTCCAGATAACGTCTTTGTACTCTCTTGCGTTGTTGCACAGTTTTAGCCATGCCATTGCATAGCTTTCTGTTGTAGGTGCTGTAAAATCGGCTGTAATCATTACAGCCTTTTTCCGCTCAATAGATAATTTTTCTTTTAACATAGTTGTCCCTCTTTTCTTTTCAATATCATATTTCTTAATGCACCAACTATTTCCTTGCACTTGTAATCACGATTATAATAATAGGCGGAAGAATTATAATATACTTTACACTCTCCATTAAAGCGTAATCTTGTTGGGAAATCACAAAATATATTGGTTAAAGCAGTTCCATCCGCCCATGTGTAACCTTGCTTTTGCGCTTCTTTGATTAACGCTATATATTCTGCTTTATTATTCACCAAAACAGTATAACATTTCAAATCTATCATTTACGTTTCCTTTCTGACCATTATGAGTCTTCGCACTCCTTTAATTATATCCAAGTATCTAGGATAATCTCGTGCACATCTTCCACGACTAGAACCCCAATATGTTTCATATTTCCTATTAAATTCTAGTCTCGTTGGAAACTCACAAAGGACTATACTTAAAGGGGCCCCAACTCGCCCATCTAAAGCCTTGTTTCTTAGCAATTTTAGTCACAGCTATATATTCTTCTACATTGTTAACTAATACTGTGCTATCTCTTAAATCAATCATAACTTTCCCTTCTGTCTTATAATTATCAATTCTCGTAATCTACTCATCAAATTTTTACAATGATAGTCACAATATTTTTCATGATATCCCCCAAATGTGACCCTTCCTCTTTTATCAAAAAACAATCTTGTTGGAAATGTACAGTAGATATAATCTAAAGAGTCTCCAGAATTCCACTCACATCCTTGTTCTTTCGCAATCTGAATTACTTTTTCATATTCTTTTTCATCTTTAACTCCCACAATACAGTCTCTAAGTTCAATCATTTCCACCCCCAACCTTTCCAGATAAGCATTTTTTTCAAATTTTTACATTTGATGAAGCTTGGTGTATACTCTTTTGTCTCTTCACAATAGCCGAACCATCTGCCTGATACGTCTTGATGAAGTTCATATATTTTCATGAGGTCGCCTCCCTTGTCATTACTAAATATCTCAAACTATTTGCTGGAAGTAACATTGCATTGTTAAAATACCATGATACTTCTTCATCATCTATTGATAAGAAATATTCATCTAATACAAGATCTGTAATTTTAGTTACTACACAAATTTTTCCACAAAGTTTATACATGTGGCTGTTAAAAAATAATCTTCCCATTGAATTTTCATAATGGTAATACCACCCGCTAACTAAATTTTTTCTAATCACTACTCTGTCTCCGACTTTATATCTCATGATTTTCCTTTCTAATTTCTACAAGTCTACTTAAATTTCCTACTGGAATAAGTGATGATCTGTACCAGTATCCTTCTGGAGTACCAGATAGATAGTAACCTGTATAACTTATTCTATTGATTCTATAAACTTTTCCGAGATACTTCACCCCTATCTCATGAACTGCTAGGTTACGTTTTACACGAACCCAATCTCCAACTTTTAATTCTTTTTTCTCTTGCATATAAGTCCCCCTAAACACTGAACAGGTTCTAACATTATGTTACTGAAAATCCACTCGCATGTTTCATCTCCTAGTGCTAGTCTATAGTTAACATAGCCAGGATAAAATGATGAAACTTTATCTATGATTTTATATGCATGGCCACAGAATTTTTGCATGGCAATGTTAAAAAACAAATATTCATTATCACTACCATCATAATAATATCTTGTATTACCTTTCAAATTACTTCTAACTCTTACTATGTCTCCTATTTTATATTTCTCTTGCATATCAAGCTCCTTAACCCATCAACAAGTATCAACATTGCATCGTTGAACACCCACTTAGATTCCTCTTCTCCTAGAGATAAACTATAAGTTTCACACCCATAATCATCTAAAGATGCTACTATCTCGTACTCCTCTCCACGGAATTTTTCCATTGCTGAAGCAAAATATAACTTTCTGCGTGACGGATTCGAATAAGGATATTCTAACCCACCAACTAAATCTGTCCGGACCATGACTCTATCTCCAACTTTATATTTCATGTTTCCTCCTCTTATCAATTAGTACAGTTAGTCCTTTGTAAGGAATGAATTCCTCTGCTGGAAACCAATAATCACTAGCTTCTTCTAACTCATAAGCTTTTCTTTCAAAAGTTTTAGAAGTTAGTTCTATAATTGATTTTATGGTACATATATTTCCTAATAAATAATTTATATCTACGCCCCATAGAATACGAGGAGTATTAGATCTAAAAATTACTTTATCTCCTCTCTTCATATTGCCTTCTTTCATGGATAGCTAAAAATAAAGTACCTTCCACAGGAATAAATATACTACAAGGAAATATATATATTTCTTCCTCTACATAGCAATAAGATGTGCCATCATCATTACCTATACTCTTTATAGTCATAATTCTATCTTTAACTGACTCCAGGGAGATCCCCCATATGACTTCATACAATTTAGGCAGTCTAGGATTAACGATTACTTTATCTCCAACTTTCATCTTATTCCTCCAATATAAAATCAAGTACTTCTGCAATGCTCATACCTGATATGTCTAATAGTTTCATTTCCTTTGAAGCATACTGCACAATACAAATCCCGTCCTTGATTGTGCAGCTTATTATGCTTCTTTTTTTTAATAACTTATCCAATTCCATAATAGCTCCTTGATAATTCTCTTGGGGAGTCGAACCCCAAGAGAACTGTTTATTTTATTGTTTACTCAGCATCTGGCAGATAGAACTTTTTGATTCTATCCTCTCCTACAGCTTCGACAGCAGCCATTGCTACCTCATGAGAGCTGAAGTAAATACCATCTGTGATTTTCCTTCTGCTCCATGTGGAATCAACTTTCTCTGTCTCTCTGTTCCAGCAGAGTTTGTATTTTCTCTGAGAGTGATCGTCCCAGTCGATCTCATCGTTGTGATCAATAGCGAAGCGTTTCAGCTCTGCTACAATCATCAGATACTCAGCGGCTGCATCTCTCTCTTCCTCAGTCTTGAAGCAGTTGCCTACTGCTAAACGCATCACATCTTTCTGGTTCTCTGCTGTGAATACTCCACCGTCTTTCTTTCCTGTACCCCACAGATAGAAGTACTGCTCACCTTCTGTTGGCTCCCAATGTTTCTGTACTGTCTCTGGTGCATCAACCATTCCCTGAAGTGCTCCGATGAGTTCTTTAAGCTCGTCCTGTCCAAGTGCTGCCATAATTTTTGTAATAATAGTTGTGTTCATCATAATCATAATCTCCTATTCTTGTTTGAAATTTGTTTTTTGTTGTTTGTTTTAATCTTTACCCATATTCAGTTGTAATTTTTCTATATTCAGTTGTAATTTATATGAAAACCTCTTAGTGGGCTAGAGGTCAATCATATACTTTGGCATAAACATTCCTCCTTTACTGTGATTTTATATCAATAATGTCACAAGCAGAATAATACTGATAATGACTTAAAGCCATACCAATTGCTTCCATTTCATTTATTGCGAGGATTTCACAACAGATTTCATTTCCGCTGTAAGTCTGAAGATAAATATGGAAGAATTTCTTTGCCTTCTCCTCTTTCGAGAATATATAAGTACAATCATCTGTATAAGCTGTTGTGTAATCAGTGCTAATAGGTGATGCTTCTTCATCATAATCTCTCCACCAGTTTCCATAACCACCATAGGCAGCTTCAATGTACTCAAATGGTTCCTCGCATGGTAAAGCAAGAATCTTTTTCGCTTCTTCAATTGTAGAAAGTAATGCCTCTACATTAATTGTTTCTCTTGTAGTGTGTTCGTCGAAATAACCAGAAGATAAATTGACTGCTGCTACACCGAGTGCCGGAGCAATTGTTGATATATCACTCACAGAACCCCATGCTGTTTTGAAATATCCAGTAGACTCTATGAACTCTTCAAAATCTGGATTGTCACAAGAGTAGAATACACAGTCATTGGTCCCTCTTCTATCAATTTCAATGATATAATTTATATCATTGTTTACTATATAGTCACTTACAGCAAACTTCTCAGCACCGATACATCCTTTCTCTTCATCCTCTGTAAACAATACAGAACAATGATACTCTTTAATAATTTGCAGAATAGCGTAGATGCCACACCGGTCATCTCCCCCAATCCCTTGAGGAGAAGACATGATTGCTCCAGTGTATTTGATTTTCTGGACACATTCTTCATGTACTGTATCCATATGAGCAACTAAGAGTACTGGGAAAGTTCCCTTAGCATAGAGGAATCCATCTTCTGATTTAGGCTCATAACCTGCTGCTTCCAACTTGGCTTCCAGGTGACTCTTTAAAGTCATTTGTTTCATTCTCAAAATCTCTTCTAATTCTGTAATTTTATATTTATTTTTACTCATCTCCGGTCTCCTCTTCTATACAGTCTGGACAAAGTCCTTTGTCACCTTCTTCAATTAAGTAAGTTTGTCCACATACGCAAGTATTTACTTTTTCAATGGGATAATACTCATCTTCAGTATCTACATATGCATATTTGTTCTCTAAGCATCTGCCACAAACATTTTCATCTGTAGATTCAATATAAGTCAAATCATCATTGTTAGTTAACTTTCCACAACAGTCACAAGTGGAAAAATCTTCAGAGATACATTCATCACAGATGTCCTCATCTAACTCCCCGTAATAATGAATACTCGAATTGGGTACTCTTTCACCGCAGTGATCACAATAAGTGGAACAACCACTACAATACCATTCTCCATTGATACAGTACATTTCATCTTCGTCATAGCGATCACCGCAATCACAGCATCTTCGAGAGCCGCTGTAGGCATAATTATCATAGCAATCTTCACAAAGAAGTGTACTTTCCATATCATGCCAATCTCCACATTTTACACAGTAGATATCATGTCCAACTGTCATATGCCTATTATCTACTCTTCCCTTGGGAATCATTTTGATAATTTTACTTACTGAGCACTCACTCTGGCACTCATAATCTCTGTAGTGGGTACCTTCAGAATTAATAACTGAGCAACAAGCAGAGGTGCCACCTTTCTTTCTCCAAAGGTTAGGAGCCACTAAACAATCAGCGATGATTTTCTGAAGCTGTGCTCTAATTGGAGTATACAGTGAGTTTTTGCCATCGTTACATTGGGGGTAGAGTCTTCCCTGTACAAGGATTCCATCTTTATAATGGAATAACTGACGGATGATTTTCGGCTCGAACTCTAAGTCATTTCCGTCGTACTCTTTATCTACCTGATAGTAAACCATTGTAGTTCCATCAAGGAGATAACTCATAGTTCCGGAACAGTGGCAACCTGAGAACCCATTAGGATTGTTTTTATCAAGTGTGTGACAAGAAGACCAGCTATTTCCATTGGAGGACAACAGATAATCAACTGGATTAACTGACAGGATGGTGTGCCGGACAACATCCAATGGATTGATTGCATCTGAATATTTGGCATACCTCTTTTCAAAATCTGAATAGGTATCAGAAGTAATACCTATAAGTGTACAGATTTTCTTCACTGCTCTTGAGGTTTTCTGACCTGCTGAAATACCTTTAATATCAGGATAGCATTCTTTAATTAAAGAAGCTGTTCGTTCATCCAGAAGCTGTTCTCTATAATATCTCAATGCATCCAAAGCATCTGTGTATCTTCTCTTGTTAATCATCCAATTAATGAAATTATAAATTTTCTCCTCGTCTGGCTGTCCCTTGATATTCTGATCAAATGCTACATAGCATTTTTCATCATTCCAGTTAGGATGATGTCTTAATAACTCAATCAAAGGGGTTTTGTTGTCTGCCCATGTGTTGATAATTTTGTCAATGGCTGAATTACCCCAAGGGATATCATACATATTCAAAACTTTAATCATACCCTGTTTCATTGTTTCCTTATTCATGCTACAAATCCTCCTAAAATTGTTTCATATAATTCCTGTGGAATCTGTTCTTTTCCTAAGTACTGTTCAGAGATTTCTTTTGCTCTCTGTACAGCTAATGCGCCTTTATCTTTGATTCTGTCATAAAAGGCTTCCACTGTATTCATGACTTTTGAAACTGTCTCATATTCTGTATACAACTCTTTGTCATCTGACTGAATCTGTTCAAACACTTCCTGTACTCCATAGGTTACGAAGCATTCTGGACAATAATCATTGACTAAAGATCCGGAAATAATCTTTCCGCAGTGCTTACAGATGGAGAGTTTATAATCTCTCTCATCCAGATCTTTATAGTCACCGTTTTCAAACTTGAATACCTCATACTGGTCAAAGATATAAGCTGCTTCGTATCCTTTGGCGAGCTCCTCAAACTGAATCAGAACCTCTACAGAATCCTCTTTTTCTTGCGAAAATGTTTTTATTTTCTTGTTTAGAGGTTTCATTTTAAACTTGCTGTCCTCAATGTAGAGAAACTTTGAGTCAAAGTTTTCTGTGATATCTTCTCCTAAGACATAGTTCTTGAAGAGGAATCCAAGAACAATATCAATGTCCTTGGATTCTACCTCTG